AAGCGGTACGTTCCATTGTGCCGTAGTACCAAATCTTTTCTAAGTGGTTGTAGACCACATAGGCATCGTTTACATTGCTATTGGCGGTAGGGTAGAACCACCATATTTCATTCCAACCCTCATTTGTACCAGTAATAATCTGATCCGCCTGTGCGTAATTTAAGGTTTGGAATACATGGTTACGCAAGGTACATGGCAAAGTCTCTACTCGACCAGAGTATGCGTAGAACTTATCGTGACCGAACCAGTAAGCGGTGTTATTAACTACGGCTACAGAACGGGAGCTAAGGATAGAGATATTGTCAGAAAGCTCTTGCAAGCCAAACACGTCTGTTGTGCCTAAATACTGCAAGGAATTAAGTGTGCCGTCCGTAAATACTAGAATCTCTTGGCGGGTTGCAATAGCGCAAACAATTTCAGAACCCCTAGAAACACGGATAAAACCAGCAGAATTAGTGACTAGTGGAGTCCAGACGTTAGCTTGGTTTTGATTTGCCCAGCGGATAAGCAATGGGTCAAAAGCACCGCCACCATAAGGTGTAGCCCCAAAAGCTAGTAAATGCTTGTCGTTCTGGGACAGTAGTATTTGCTTGGTTAAAGCTGGCACGTCTGCTGGCGCAACGCCATCTATTGTAGTGGTAGACAAAAGACTAGCCCTAACTTGAACTCCATCGGTGTTTTTCCAGTAATAAATAGCACCATTACGGATATTCATTACAAGGTCGTTATCAAAGTTATTAAAGAACCAATCTCTTTGTAATTGAACAACAGGAGTTATGGAACCAGAACCCCAAGTACCACGACCCCAGAGACCAGCACCCCAGCCATAGCCGTAGGTAACCGTGTCGTAGCCAACATCAATATCGTAATAAGCGGTAACGGTAGCTCCGCCTTTTAGGGTATCTGAGGCATTAGCATTCACCCCTACATTAATGGTGTAAGTCTTAGCAGTGGTATTTACAGTAAGGATTGCATAGCCAAATTCAGCATTTAAGACTGTTGCTGTAATGTTCCCGCCAAGGGTTGCAGCTCCACCATAGGTTACATAATTGCCTACTGTTGGGTTATAGCTACTATCAGTTGAATAAGATACGGTAAGTACCGCAGAGCCAGTAGTGGCTGTAAATGGACCAGCTGAAGCCCCTAGAGCAGTAGAAGTGCGCTGTAGCGGGGTAATGTCGTAGAATTCTTGACCAGCCTCGATATAGACTTTTTTACTGGTTCCCATTGCAAGGTAATTATCGCCATAAGTGGTGATCCAGTTAAACATCTGACGGCAGATGCCAATCAGCGTAACCGTGCCGTAACGAAGCCACCCACCAATTTTTTGTGGATACCCAGAACGGAAACGAATCTTGTCGCACTCATACCAACCGCCTTCGTTGGTGTAGTTTGTTTGATCTCTGTTAACGCCTGGTTTAAATTGTAGCTTCTGTAATGGCATACGGGTTTACCCTAGGAATACACTCTTGTTCCAGTTTTATCAATGATAAGGGCTTGCCGTCTCGGTGTCATCTCTTTTGTATTAGGAATGCTAATGTGAGTCCAACGATCAAACTCACGAATTACTTGGTCATATGCGATACCAGAAGCAATAACAGCTTTAACAACTTCATCTGGCTTCATGTCGTTTAAACGGATGTCCGCAGCGCAGCCAATACGATGTTGTGAGGAATCTTTGCTTCCAACGGCATCATTCACGGCTTTACTACGAAACGCAGAGTTAATAAAAATTGAACGACCGCCTAGAACAACTTTGACTTCCTCTAGGAAAGCCGCCAAGCGTTTTAAGTTTTCTGTTTCCGCATCGTTGGGAATATTGTCAAACTCACGGTGATCCGTATGGGTTAGCTCTTCAAGGGTAAAGTGTTCACTTAGATTCATCTTTTGACCTCTTCATATCCATAATCTTCTCAAGGGTGCGACCCCCGAAATAGAAAGACATAATGAGCATACCCCACTGTCCAAGCAGTTCTACGTAGTTGTTGTTTACCTCAATATCCCACGCAGACATCATGGCAAAGGTGGAGTAGACAACCAATATGAATACAAGGGTAGCTGGGCGAATGTTCTTAGATAGCGTAGAGTCAGAAGCCATATCAGCTTCTTGACGTTTAGTAAGCTCTTGTTGCTCCGCAGTATCTGCTGCAATTCTAGCCAGCTCACCGTTCTGTTGCATCTCAAGTAGTTTAAGTTTGGCTTGTTCTGCCTGTGCTGGGTCAGGAAAGACCTTATCAAGTATCTTGCCACCAATGTCTAATATTGCGCCTAATGGAAACATTATTTCTTCCCCTTTTCTCGTTCTTCAAGTAATTGCACCTTAACTTGTAATTGGTGAATGTCTTTATAAACTTCTTCTTTAAGTCTATGCCTTGCTTCAGCAGAAAGAGGTGAATCAGTTGGTACATTTTCCTTAGTAATTAAAGCTGGCATTTGCCCTTCAATCTTGGTAAGCCGTGTAGAAAAGTCTGATACTTGACCTAATAACCAAGCCAAACACGCTACAACAATTGGCAGTACAGCCTTTAAAATGTCTTGAATATTCATATTAAATCCTTATGCGTAACAGGCTAACGCTCCCCAGTAACTAAAACAAAACGTTAAATATGCAATCATTTAATACCCCAAGTCAAATACCACGCTATTACCGCAGCTGCTGCAAAGCAATAAAACTGCACTCTTCTTACTGCCTTTAAATCATGCTGGTATTCTTCGTTGTCTTTGCGTTGCATATTCTCAATATCCAGCTTTATCTTTAATACTGCTTCCCACTCTTTAGCGCCATGCTTTTTAACAAAATCAATCTTTAGTTTTGCTTCTTCATCGGAGATTTGTTTCTTATGCTGCCATGACTCTAAAGCCTTAATTAATGCTCTTTCCTTCTTAAACTCTGCTTCCCGCCTTGCTCTTACACGTTCATTAGCCTGTTTCTGAGCTACCTCTGTTGCATCGTGCTGGGCATTTTCAATGCTTTTAGATAGCCCTTTAGTAGCCTCTCTAGTTGCATCAAGGCTACCGCTAAGAGTTTTGACTCCCTCTGATAATCCATACGGGTCGGGCATAACTTCTCACCTTACATAACTCCGCCACCAGCGGCAGGTACAGATGTCGCATGGATAGAAATATGTTGCTTAAGGTTTAAAGGCGCACCGCAATCCGAGCAGGTATCCGCAGAAAGTTCAGCTTCATCTAAGTCGTAACCACAAGCACGACACTCCACATGAACTTCATGTTTAGGCTGAACAAGCCCGTCTACGATTTGTGCTTCGTAAACGGTTCTCATTATGCGGTCATTCTTTCGACTACATCCCACGATAAGGTTGCTTCGTTCCAAGCATATTGTTTGTCGTCTGTAGGCATAGCGACTGGAGCTTCCCAAAGATAAGTAGTTTGGTTCATGTTCCAACTTGGGAATGGTTGCGGGGCTGCAAAGCCTGTGCCGTCAAAGGTATAGCCAATGCCAGCATAGTTCTTATGCAATGGCTCACGACCACTAGGTTGACCGTCTTGACCGTAGTGGATACCGCCACGAGTGTTATAAGATGTCTGTTTCCAATTAGCTGGGTCGCCTAATGCGCCAGTGGCAATAAAGTCTTCCTCGGCTACGATAACCTGAGTTACAAGACCGTTTTCAATTTTAGCAAAATGTGCCATTAGATTGATACTCCTAGGTTAATTAATTTAAGTTGTTCTACTGTTGTTACTGCGGAAATAGATGCCTTTGTTGCTGTAGCCCATGCAATTACTGCGGCACGATGAGTTGCTACATCAGCAGGGATGTCAATACTACGCTCTGCTTTACGGATTACATACCAATCAGTCTGGGCTAGTGTCATGTTAGTGTTGTGATTAACGCTGGCAATATGGTTTGACTTTAAGCCTTTATGAATTAAGCGCTCAGTAGAGTTCACCATTGTTTGCGTAGCTGAGTCGTAGACTTGTACATACATAGGATTCCCATCTTGGTCAACCTCTTCACGGTCTTCTAACGCTTTTGGTGTGCCAGTGTATGAGCCGTCTGAATTTTGTGTGACCCAGTAGTATTGGTCATCTGGGCGTACTTCGTCTTGTCTAGTAAAAGGCATAATAATTCCTATCGTGCGTTAGCGTATTTAAAAGGGTTTTCAGCAAAGGCTGCATAAATAAATGTATCCCCAGAATTAGAGTTTAAATCTGTAGCTGACCTTAATTTAAACCCATTACTTACTATATCCATACCAGCAGTTAAAGTAGATTCGGCATTGGAATTATTTGCATCAATTTCAAGATTTGTTGCATTGTATAAATTTCTTGATGTATCAAACATACTCCAAGGCGCACCAGCGTTACTTGACCTTTTAATTATAATAAATTTAGGTCTAAATCCACAATATATAAATGGACCATCAGCAGAACCATTGGCTACATAGCTACCAAATGCAGAGTAGCCAGCGATTGGCGCCCAGCAGTATGCTACATAATTATTAGCAGAAGTAGAAACATTACCGCCTATACCAATAGTTGTTGAACTTCTTGATGTAAATACTCCATCTGATACAGTGCTATCAGTTGTTATTAAATATAAATTTAGTGTTGCGGAAAAAGAAATATGATTGACAAACCAATATTGGCTTGATGTTCTGTTTTTAATAAT